ATCCCGAATCGCATTATAGACATCGACTGATATTTCCACTGACGAATAGGCACCATCTGTAGCCAAACTTAGCACCTTTGTCATTGGGTCGAACATATGTCTATATTCTCCCGTCCCGTACTTTTTGCGCGAGAGCGGGGCATGCCCGGTGAGGTAGAGACAGGCGGGATATGGCACTCTGGCCACAGGCGTTAGTAAAACTATTCGATGATCGGGGTCTCCCTCAATCGTACGCTGTTCCACGCTAAAACTCAATACCTCTTCCGATGACGGATCGCTTACCGTCATGCAGTCACCCTTATAATCCCATATTTTGTGCTGGTAGACTGCACCACCAGACACACGGTATTCCACATAATCCCCGATTGTTCGGTAAGAGTACTCATCTGTAGTTCCAGCGAGCGTTGACGGAGCAAAAGTATACATCATGATTGGCTTATTCAGCAACAACCAATGGCGCATATCTGCATAGTAATCAACGTCGGTGAAAATCAGGGCTGCGTTCTCGGGGATTGGGTCGTTGGCGGCGACCTGGCCCAAATCTTTAACACCGTAGAAAAACCTATTTCCAGCCTGATCAGAGGATGACTTTGACACACTGTATGGCACAAATCCGGCAGTCGTAACGACGTCCTTCATGTACTCATTTATCGCGGAGCGGAAGCTCGCAGACAGCGGGTGCGAATGATCAGGGGAGTTCTTATACATAGGGATCTTCTTTCCAAAAGGTAGTAATTGATTGCGACAATCAGGCAGGCGGGTGATTACCTTCTCGATTTCGTACGAGACATAGGCCATGTTGTTGCAATGGAAAGAGATGCGAATCCACAGTAAAAGTCTAAAGAATTGGCGATAACAGAAGGTGGCTGGGTTGCGGTGGTAAAAGTGTCGCCACAGTGAGTGAAGAACATTGGGGGGGGTGAACTCCGGCACGTAGTCAATGACTTTATGCTTAGGAGCTTTCAGCACCGCCCAATTGATCGCCCTCTGCGACAACAGTTGCATTGCCCATAACACACCGATAGTACTGAATATCTCGAGAATCCAAGGCGCCCAATTTTGGAAGGCTTCGGTCTCCGCAAGAGATCCCAGAAAGAAGCGCCAGATGTAGAGTTCAAAGAAATCACTAATTCTGGCTTCAAGCTGGAAGATTGCATAGATTGCGTAAATGCTCATACGAGCGATCCACACGGCTATTGTAAAGAAATTCAACATTTT